CCTTGTCACAGTCACCGTATTTTTTGATTACACGACCGGCAAAACGAGACATAGTTGCATTACGACTTCCTTCCGGAATGGCAAAACCATCGTATTGACCTTCCGGCAGATCCTCATCGAACAGGTCCTCATCCAAAAACTCAGTCAGATTCATGCGCCCCGGATAGATTGCAACATCCGCAGCAGTTGTTCCAAAGAAGAATCGTGCAGCGTCCAGTGCCTGCGTGTCAAAATATTGGAATATGGAATTGACCAGTTTTTTCATATTGCTGTAGAGGGAGGCGTCCGATATATAATCGATTGGAAACAGCACATGGAACTTCGGTCTTGCTGCTTTCCCATTTTTCTCACGATTGTTGTAGCGGCTATAGTGGATAGCAAAACTGACACCCGGAAAAGCCTGCATAATATCATCAGGAGTAACCCAGTCATCCGGATTTTCAGAGTGATCATTATCGCAATCTACAGGAAGGCAGTCGCTGCCAATGAAGTTGTCACCGTTGCGGTAGCTGTTTTTATATTCGGCACAGACATAGTCGTGGCAGATAGCAGCTTTCAGGCTGTCCTCATCTAAGATGACATGCTTGTGTGGGTAGGAACAGTTACCGGGATTGCCGGTAACATCTGCAGAATAAATGGTGAACATTAGTCATACACCTCCTTGGATTCTTCTTCGAGAACCTTGGTGATAAATTTCAAAGCTCGAATCATGGTTTCTAACTCGCAGTCACCACCGAGGCAGACTTCAAAACCATTACTACCGCAGCGAGTGGTATAGCTATGGATTTCCATATCTGTGCAAGCTGCATCCTGAATGCGAAAATAAGTGCGACCGCCATGACCGGTATCGCCACCGCAATAACCGGTGGTTCCAGCCTCGACCTCTAAGATATTGCAGCTGACCACATCCCTGATGTAGGTTGTGATTTCAGTTCCGTCCTTTAATATTCTTGAATTTTCTTTTACTTCGTACATGTGTTAAACCTCCTCAAGATTCTCTGTGAAATAGCGCAGGCGGTAATTTTTCCACTTGGCTCGTTTGATTTCTGCTTCCATACCTGAAGAAATATGATTTCCAAAGACCCAGACCTCAGAGCATTTGCTCATGATGGCATTCCCGAAGAAGAGACCAAGTTCACGTTCTTTGGGGTCGCTATCATCTAAAAACTGTGGAAACAGCAGGTGTGGTGCGATAGGAATGTATCCTTGTTCCACAGCAAAGCGGCTGTACGTTCTGGCAGCAACTACATTCTTTTCAATGTCTCCGGCAAAGGGAGAGCATATATATACGATTGGACTGAAAGCACGTAGTGCACGGGCTTCATTCTCGATAGAAGAAAGTGCGCCAAAAGCAGTAGGATCAGGGTAGCCTTCGCTGTTATATTTGCTGATTGACATGTCGGGTTCCTCCTTTCCGGATGGACATGAAGAAAGGACGTCCATCTCTAATATCCATTGGAGATGAACGCCTCATTTTGATGTAAACAGAAATGAAATTTTTATCTCCACTACTAAATGGAGATGAGTTTGACGTTTGGCCGAAAAAATCTAATCTTTTTTATAAAATGGTGTCGCATAGCCATCGGCTCTTAGCAGTAGCCCTTTGGCCCAAGGAGGTGTGCGGCCCATTTGTTCACAAACTGCGTCTAAGGACATACTAGGATCAGCTTCGATGACAATTTCATCGTGAATATGCATAACAATAGAACAACAGCGGAGTGTTTGCATAGCGTAGCAAAGAATATCACGGGCAGTGGCCTGTACGATGTTTTCGACAAATTTCGGACCGTAGGAATCAAGACGTTCCCACTTCTTGGTGCTTCCGATGCCTTCATAGGTAATATACTGACCACCGAATTTATTCGTCCCAATCTTCGGTTTCACATATGCCAGTTTCCTTCCTGATGGGAGAGTGATAAAAAGCATACCGCTTCTGCAGGAGAAGGTAAGACCATATTGTGAGGTAGTATGTTTGAACTTTACAGCTTCCATGACGGCACGGTCCACATTCCACCAGAATTTGACGATGCTTGGATTGGACTGTCGCCATGCATCCACCAGCGGTGGAAGTTCATCTTCGGTAAGCCCCATATCCAGAGCGCCCATTGCTTTTAGTGCACCCACAGAACCACCGTATCCAAGGGCAAGTTCTGCAATTTTACCTTTTTGACGGAGGTGGCCATTGATACCGTGTTTTTCAACAGGAACCTTAAACATTTGACTTGCAGAGGCACAGTAGATGTCGCCACCTTTGGCAAAGACATCCTGTCGCCATTTTTCACCGGCAAACCATGCGATGACACGAGCTTCAATAGCAGAAAAGTCAGCCACCATGAATTGTGTACCTTCTCTGGGGATGAAAGCGGTGCGGATAAGCTGTGAGAGTGTATCCGGCACATCTTCGTAGAGGAGTTTAACGGCTTCAAAGTCGCCAGAGCGTACCAGCGAGCGTGCTTCTGCAAGATCTGCTAGGTGGTTTTGTGGTAAATTTTGCAGCTGAATATTACGACCGGAAAATCTTCCAGTGCGGTTGGCTCCATAAAATTGGAACATGCCACGGGCACGACCATCGGCACAAACGGTCTTTTCCATTGCCTGATATTTGCGGACGGAGGATTTGGCTAGCTGCTGCCTTAAGGTGAGAACTTGTGCGAGCGTTGGAGGAGCGGACTTCAGTAACTCTGTGACAGCTTTCTTACCAAGAGTATCTGTTTCCAGTCCATTATCGGA